TCTTTGGATCAGAGTTCAAGAAAGACAAAGGCTTTTTCTTTGAGCTGGTCACCCGGGATCTAGATCCTCTGGAGTCTGAACGTAAAGTGTACCGGATTGCCCGTAATGACAACCATGAAGAAGAGTATGAGATGAACGAGAAAGGTTCATTCCTTGTACCCGTAGATGAACTACGCTCAATTGGTGGTTCCGTTCCTGTAGACAACACACCGCCTCCTCAGCCGGCACCTGTGTTTAATTCAAAACCTGTAGCTCCTGTGCAAGAAGACCTGCCTTATTCCGAGATGACCATCCGGGATTACATGGCCATTCACACAGGTAAGCCCGTGAGTTTGAAACCCTGGCTGAATGATCTTTTAAATAATCACTCTTTACCGTTCTAATTATGGCACAAGGAATCCTTGTAATTGCAGAATCCGGTGCAGGTAAGTCTACCGCAATAGAAAACCTGGATCCGGCAGAAACTTTTATCATTAATGTAGCTAACAAACCTCTTCCTTTCAGAGGTTGGAAAAAGAAGTACACCACCTGGAGTAAGGATAATCCTACGGGTAACATGTACTATGGCAATTCTCCTCAGAATATTGAGGCATGTATCAAGTATGTATCTGAAAAACGTAAGGACATTAAAAACCTTGTGATTGACGACTTCCAGTACATGAGTGCCTTTGAGTTCTTTGACCGTGTAGATGAGAAAGGCTATGAGAAATTCACACAGATCGGTGCACACCTGGCACGCATTGCCCGGATGCCCAAGGACCTGAGAGAAGATCTTCTAGTGTTCTATCTCACCCATGCAGAAGAATCCACAGACCTGGAAGGCAAAAGAAAGTTTAAGGCTAAGACCATTGGTAAAATGGTTGACGAGAAACTTACCCTAGAAGGTCTGTTCTCTATTGTGTTGTTCGGCAAGGTAAAGAAGAACAAAGACGGAGAGATCCGCCATGTCTTTGAAACCAAGAACAACGGTGAGAACACCTGCAAGTCTCCCAAGGATATGTTTCCCAGCATGGAAGTATCCAATGACCTGGCTGTTGTAAGACAAGCCATACTTGATTATGAAAACTAAACCCCTCTCTTAATTTTTAAACAATAAGCCATGTTCAGTACCAAAGGACAAGAAGTAAAAACTGGCGGTGGAAGCTCTAAGTCATTCCAGCCAGGCGTAGTGTATGCCCACATCTTTGCGGGCCAAGTAAGAACCTCTAAGAACGGAGACAAGAAGAGTCTGGAACTCACCCTTGAGGGACCAGCCCTTCCTGACTTTGAAGGTTGGAGTATAGACAAAAACGATCCTGACGGACCTAAGTTCCAGGGATTGTCAGCAAGAGTGACTGCCACCATCTGGACCGACCAGCACGCAGAAACCAACGCCATGAAGAACGAGATCATGTACAAGATCATTGTGATCGCACAGGAGCTCGGACTGCGTGACGCTGTAGATAATATTTCAGCTGTTAGCCTGGAAGACTGGGTTAACCAAGCTATTGACATTCTTAAAGGGAATGACATGTACTTCTTCCTGAACGGTAAAGAAGAGGAGTATAACGGTAAAACCATCGTAAAGCTATCTTTCCCCCGTTACAAGTTCTGTTCTGTAGACGAGACCAAGCTGGACAAGTTTGATAAGAACAACAAGTACCACTATCGTGCACTGGAAACAAAGCCTGTATCAAGCTTTGAGCCTGTGAACGATGACTTCGATATGTAAACTTTTCTTTTTGCATACACCGGGGGAGGTTTCTACTTCCCCCTCTTTTTTTTAAACAGCAGCTTATGTTTACAACAAAGAATCTGGTACACGACATCAAAGATGTTCCTGTACCCTGGATATTTGAACACTTCTGTAAGCTTAAGGAAAAACTAAACGGACATGATATCAAGATCAAGAGTCTGTTCAACGCTAAGGAACGTACGCCTTCTATGTGCATCTACTTTGATGCTAAGAAGGACAGTTACCGGTATAAGGATTTTTCCAGCGGCAAAGGCGGTTCAGCTATAGATCTCGTAAAGGAGCTTACCCAGCTACCTTACCACAAAACCTGCTCCTTAGTAGTAGAAAAGTATAATGACTATGTCCTACATAATAATGGTGGATACGATGTTGCTGAGTTTAAACAAGCAAGTAAGTATAAAGTATCACAGTTCGTTTTCCGATCCTGGAATACTTCTGATCAGTACTACTGGACCCAGTATAACATCGGATCACGTCTCTTGGACGAGCACTATGTCAAACCCCTGCAGCATTATGTCTTATCTAAAGAAGTAGAAGACGAAGATCCCATTGAGCTTACCATCCGTAGTAACTATCTCTATGGTTATTTCAGGAAAGACGGTACTCTCTATAAGATTTATCAACCAAAGACACTGGATAAGAAGTTTATCAAGGTGGCAGATTATATTCAGGGCTCTGAACAGCTCAAGAGTAACAAATATCTGATCATCACCAGCTCCCTAAAAGATATTATGGCTCTTAAAAGCCTTAAGCTGGCGGTAGATATCATTGCACCAGACTCTGAGAATTCCGTAATTCGTAAAGAGACCATGCAGCAATACCTGCAGACATACGAAAAGGTTCTTATCCTCTTTGATTATGATGAGCCTGGTATGAAAGCAGCTGCCCGGTACAAAGAACTCTATCCTGAAGTGATACCTGTCACACTCACTATGAGTAAAGACCCCTCTGACTCTATTAAAGAACACGGAGTAAAAAAGGTATTCCACACTTTAGTGCCACTACTCAATAAAAAGTTGGATAACTCGTAAGGTCTACAGTATATTTGTAGACTTAATCTACAAAATGGCCCGTAAGAAATCCGCTACCCCCAAAAAACCCAGGGTTCCCAAGACTCGTAACGCAGGTACAATGACCGAGAGTGCGTTCTGGAGTTTTATAAGATCAGCCCTCAGACAGAAATCCCGCTGGTGGAAACCTATCACCCAGTGTAAAATGCAATCCCGCAGGCCCTATAAAGGTCCTAACAAGCGTCAGAAGTTTGAATACCTCTGTGCGTCTTGTAACAAATACTATCCGGAAAAGAAGATTAACGTGGATCATATTTGCCCAGCAGGAAGTCTTAATTGTGCACAAGACCTCCCTGGCTTTGTTGAGCGTCTTTTCTGTGAACAAGACAACCTGCAGGTTTTATGTGAGACCTGCCACAACACAAAAACACAAATAGAGAAATATGGAATTTCTACCGTTTGAAGTGACAGAATGGAATGATACAAGAGAAGACAAGAAAGTTACTCTTGATTCTGAAACCGGTGTATTATGGGTCCGTATTGGTAAGCTTGATATAGAAATCAAGCAGACAGATGACAGACAAGGTGTAATTATCCAAGCTCTCGATGCAGAGCTCTGTGAACAGGACCTCGGATCTATCCAGGTCTGGTATGACGACATTGAAGAACTTCCTAAAGACTAAGCCATGGCTGAATTACATGAGACCATCATGGGTCGCAAGCTTATAGAACATACATTACCTGAAATAGCTGAACAGCTTAAACGTATAGCAGATGCTCTTGAAAATGCTAACAAGAGAGAAGAAAAAGAAATCAGACAACGCATATCTAAAGATATGACGGATATCGGACCCATGTAAAACTTATAATTATGAGCTACCCGCTTTTTACCGTTACAACAGAAGAGAAACCCTTGGCAGATAGTGATGCTGAGTTCTATCTAAACGAGCTAGACAAAGCTAATAAGAAGATAGACCAGCTTTATCACTTTATAGAGATGACAGAAGCACTCACCTATGACCAGGCCACTGCAACCCGCATTCGTTCATTTTTACAAGAAGAAGGTATATGGCAGAACTAACACAAGCAATCAGAGCAAAGCTTATTGACAACATTATTTATTACTCCGGAGATGAATTTGAAACCAAAGGAGATGTAGTAGAGCTGGTCTCTGAATCAGACGAGCAGTTGATAAACAGGATCATTGATCTGCTTGACTACTATTATGATGAATATGATAAAGCTCAAATTAGTCAACCATGACTACAGAAGAAATCATAGCCAAGTATCCCAAGATCTTCCAGGACTACGAAGGTAATCCAGGACAATGCAACTGGCACGGCGTACCTGAAGGTTGGCTGCCTGTTATAGACAAGCTCTGCGGAGCTATGCAGAATTATATAGACAACCGCAGACGGTATACTAAAGACGGTCCCATTACACCTGAACAAGTGACTTGTGTACAGATGAAAGAAAAGTTCGGGGGACTTCGGTTCTACACCAATGGTCATGATGATGTCATAGAAGGCATGATCAGCATGGCAGAATACCTCTGTGATAACACTTGTGACGAGTGTGGATCTGAAGAAGACCTGGGTATTACCCAAGGTTGGATAAATGTAAAATGCAGAAAATGTGTCATTGGTCACGGTGACCGTGCCATGAATAGTTGGAAACCTAAAAACCAAACCCCATGATTGATACACAGTTTGAGGACCTGATGCAGGAATCAGTACAGCATCTGGAAAGTGATTTTTATAAACAGAAGTTTTACTTCAGCTACAGTAGTTTAAACAAGCTACTGTGGAACCCTGCAGTGTTCTACCAGATGTATATTCTGGGTATGAAAGAAGATAAACTGGACGCTCACCTGGTACAGGGAAAAGTAATACACGCCCTGTTGCTTGAAGAGCAAAAGTTTAATGACATGTTCGCTATCCTGGACGTGATGAAAGACATGAACTATCACCAGAGTCTGAAGACCGATCAGCAACGCCTGGATAAAGTGTTGGTAGGTGACAGTTATAACTACTGGGCTTTTCTGCAGATGAAGGGTAACAAGACCCTGATTGACCAGGAGACCTATGACTTCTGTAAGAATGCAGTAGAACTGATCAGGACCAACAAGCAAGTTTGCAGTCTCATTGGTTGTGAAGTCACTGAGTTTGAGAACAAGGAAGTCTTCAACGAAACGCCGTTTCAGTTTGATTTGAATGACAGACCCTTTGGTCTTAAAGGCATCATAGACAATATTGTTATTGACCATGATAACAAAACCATCTATGTCAATGACATCAAAACTACCAGTAAAGATCTCAAAGAGTTTCCAGAGAGTGTTGAATACTACTCCTACTGGTTACAGGCCGTGATCTACCTGTCTATGGCAGCGTTAAAACATGGTGATCTTATTTCACAGCATGGTTATGCTCTCAGGTTTCACTTTGTAGTGATTGACCGAGCGTTTCAGACCTATGCATTTCCTGTAAAGGAATCCACACTAACGGGCTGGCTTGACCGCTATAAAGAAGTCATGGACATAGCAGACTGGCATTATACAAACCGGAGCTACGAACTGCCTTATCAATTTGCCAAGGGACTAGTAGCTCTATAAGAACATCCATAATGATTGACAGCTTATATACCAAGTACTTTCAGAAATCAAGATCATTTCTCTATCCCGCACTGTTCAGCACCATGCATATACAAGAGTACAATCTGTACTTGTTTGACTTCTCAGTATACCAGAATGATTGGTTCAATTTCATCATGGGTAAGTATTCTAAGCTCTCTAATCCTTTGCGTAAAGCTATTAAACTTTATTACGGAGAACAGAGTGTAGAGTACAAATATATGGACTCCTACCTGCAGCCGGACAAGTACTTTGACACTTATGCTAAACTACTGAATGTCAGTCCGGACGTACTAAAACAAGTAGGAGAACTCTGTGATCCCTGTGACATAGAAAAAGAAACCTTAAAAATTCCTGTAGAAGTTTTGGAGAACTTAAAGAAAGTTCTTTAATTTGTAGACCTAATACCCAAACCAATGAATAAATCCATGATGTTAGTAACCGGAGCCTGGGGCCAGAAACGCACGTTCAAGCTTATTCCGGTTACACCTGAAAGTCCTTATAACGAAGGTATCTATGACCTGGATTCTAAAGTACTTGCCCTTATCGGTAAGGAAAAGAAGCAAAGCATGCACATGGTACCTAAGCTGGATGACTTTGGAGACCTGAAGCCCATGAAGGTGGGACGCCGTACTAACGGTAAAGATTATCAGGAAGAGCGTAAGACTCTGGAAACTTACTATGAATATTATCTGGATAACCCAGATGAGATTAAAGCAGTGATTAACCTGTTGGCTATTAACGCAGACAGTTTTGATTACAATCAATATGTGGATGCAGCTCCTGCAAAAGCAGAACCTGCTTCAAGTTTGATTACTGTTTAATCTAACCCTGTGAATTCATATAAAGAAGGCAGTTTATCTGCCTTTTTTTTAGTCCATACATGAAAGGGGGAACAGCTAAACTGAACACGTACGCTATGCAACCACTAACACACTGGGTAATGGACTACGAAACAATCATTAACTGTTTCGTAGGAGTGTTCCAACACTACAAAGATGATACTGTCAGAAAGATCTTTGTTATCGGCAAGGATCAGAATGACTTTGCAGACTTTGTAAAGTTCCTTAAGGAGTGTAAAGATCAAAAGCAGTGGCATATTTCTTATAACGGACTGGAATTTGACTCTCAGATTACGGAACATGTAATCCGTAAACACAGCAGTCTGTCCAGGTTATCCGGAGAAGAGATAG